CTAATGGGTTCAGCTTACTCGTTAAAATTACCAAAGATAAATCGTAACGTACTTAGGACAATGATTGGTTTGAGAAAGTACATATGTGCTCAGTTCAAACCAAATGTGTCTAAGGTATTATATGACAAGTTACAAAGTAAAAACGTGTTAGACTTTTCAATGGGATGGGGAGATAGATTAGCTGGGTTCTATGCAAGTGAAACATCAGAGTATTATGTTGGTATTGATCCTCGTAAAGAGAATCATCCAATATATAAGGAACAATCAGAGTTCTATGACAAACACAGAACTATGTTTGAACCAAAGAAAAATACAGAATTTATTTGTAGACCAGCTGAAGACGTAGATTTTACAAAATATGAAGATACATTTGATACGGTGTTTACATCACCACCTTACTTTAACGTTGAGAGATATAGTTATGATGATACTCAAAGTTGGGTAAACTATAAGGAAATCAACGAGTGGAATGAACAATTCTTACATAAGACTTTGAAAAATTTATGGTGTTCTTTGAAATCTAATGGATACTTATTAGTAAACATATCAGATGTTTATAGTAATTCCAAGTGGAGTACTGATAGAGGTTGGTTGGAGATTTGTAATCCAATGAACAATTTCTTATCAACATTTACTGATTCAGAATATCAAGGTTGTATTGGAATGGAACTAGCGAAAAGACCGAATAGCGGTGGAGCTGGTACAGCCAAATCAAAAGATTATACAGAAGAAGCTTTAAAGAAAACAGAAGAAACAAAGGACAAAACATTTTGTGAACCAATTTGGATTTGGAAAAAAATATGAGCGAAATAAAGAATAGTTTATGGGTAGAAAAGTATCGGCCTAATAACTTAGACACTTACATTGGGAACGAACATCTCAAGAGTAAAGTGTCTGCTTACCTTGAGAGTGGAGACTTACCACACCTTTTATTATTTGGGAAAGCCGGTACAGGTAAAACCACTCTCGCTAAAATACTAGTCAAGAACATAGAATGTGATTATCTATACATCAATGCTTCTGATGAAAACAATGTAGAAACTGTTAGGACAAAGGTTAAGAACTTTGCTTCCACGATGGGTTTCAAAGATTACAAGGTTATAATCTTGGACGAGTGTGATTATATCACACCTAATGCTCAAGCTGCTCTTCGTAATCTTATGGAGACATTCTCTAAACATTGTAGATTCATTCTAACTTGTAATTTTGTGGAAAGAATAATTGACCCGATACAATCTCGTTGTCAATCGTTTCAGATAATACCACCATCAAAGAAAGAAGTTGCAAAACACACACACGACATTTTATTAAAAGAAAATGTGATGTCTGATATGAATGATTTGAAAGTTCTAATCGATAGTGGTTATCCTGATATTCGTAGAGTTATCAACGCTGCTCAAAGAAACGTGGTTAAGGGTAAGTTAAAGTTAGATACCACAAGTATTATACAGAACGACTATAAGTTAAAGTTATTAAAGATTTTAAAAACACAAGATAAAAAGAATGCATTCAAAGACATAAGACAACTTCTATTGGATAACAAGATTACAGACTTTGCTGACTTGTTTAGATTGTTATATGATGAGGTAGATGATTGGGGTAAAGGTCATGTTGCAGAATGTATTTTGATTATAGCGAGGTATGAATTATCAGATGGACAAGTACCAGATAAGGAAATAAACGCTATGGCAATGTTAATAGAATTACTAGGAGTAATAAAATGAGTACGAAACCAATGAAACCAATAAAGACACCACCCAAACAATTAAATATTGAAGATACTGAATCTTTAAAATGTGATGCTTGTGGTAATTATACTTTTATAAAATCTTATTTTATAAGAAGAGTGTCACCTCTAATGTCACCGACTGGTCAAGAAGCAATGATACCGATTGAAGTATTTGCTTGTGGTAATTGTGGTAAAGTACCAGATAAGATGATACCAAAAGGTGATGAGTAAAGATACAGGTGCTGGTAAAGGTGATAAATTAAGAAGGGGAATAACTCAAGATGAGTGGGAAGAGAAGTGGAAAAAAATCTTCGATAAAAAGAAAAAGTCTGTTCGACCACATAAATCAGATAACGAAAATTCAGAATCCTAACTATTGGGATGAGATATCTGATGAAGACAAAAAGTCTTGGTCAAATTACATGGTGAACAGATTTCTATCCATGAAGCCAGAGTGGATTGAACTAGTAAATGAATTACAAAAGTATAACTTAAAACCAAAAGAGTTATATAAATTATACACTAATGTTTTACCAAAAGGTAAACGTTGGTTAAAATACACAAAAGGGAGAAATAGTATGGACTATCCAGAATGGTTAATTAATATTATGAGAAACAATGACGAGTCTAGTAGAAAAGAAGCTATAGAAGCTATAGATATGTTAATGCTCACAGAAGGTGGTATGATGGAACTAGGTGAGACTGCTAGAAAATGGGGAATAGAAGAGCGTAAGATAAAAGCTGCTGGTCTTCATGTTGTTGGTAGTGTTAATGACGGAAATTTATAAAAAAACTCTTGACTTGTATGCACTTTTTTGTGTATATTTAACTGTAAATTGGAGAGATATATGAAGGTTATAAACGATACACCTAAAGGAACATCTAAGATTGAGGAATATACAGATATTGTTTCTTATATGGAAAAGAAGTATCCTAAAATGACATCGGAGTTTAAAAAGATACAACAAGAACAATATGAATTGTTTCTTCACAAACAACATGACTATGGCCCACAGAATATAGCTGTTGGTCAGATGTTGGTTAATGAAGAAGAAAAGAGATTGTCTCTTATGGGTATTTGGTTTAGGATAAATGATAAAGTAGAACGTATCAAAACTATACTAATGAGAGGTGACAATGGTTCTCTTGAAGGAGAAGGTTTAGTAGATAGTTATAGTGATATTTCAAATTATGGAGTTATGGCTCAAGTTGTAGCTAGAGACAAGTGGGCTAAGTAATGTATAAATACGAATGTAAAGCTGGAGTATATGAATCAGATACTCTATTTGGTTTGTTATGGGAAATGTTTACACATAGACTATGGCATTTAAGAAAACACGGAAAGTGGATGGATTAATGAAAAAAATAAGTTATAGTCAATACAACCAATGGGTAACTTGTCCACATAAGTGGAAGTTAAACTACATCGATAAATTAGGTGAATGGACAGATAGTATACATACTATGTTTGGTACTTCAATGCATGAAGTTCTTCAGACATATCTTACTGTAATGTACAATGATACAGTTAAGATGGCTGATGCTCTTCCTCTAGAAAAAATGTTGTTGACAAGAATGAAACGTAATTACCAACAGATAATGGAAAAAAACGGTGGTGAAGTTTTTTGTGAACAGAAAGATATGGAAGAGTTTTATTCACATGGGTTAATAATATTAGAATGGTTTAAGAAAAATAGAAATAAATATTTTAGTAAAAAAGGTTATGAATTAGTCGGTATAGAAGTCCCTATAAATTATAAATTACCAAAAGATATTACATTCATAGGGTATATGGATGTCGTCATGTATAATAAGGTTAGAGATAGATATAAGATAATTGATATTAAGACATCCACTATGGGTTGGAACAAGTATCAGAAAGCTGACAAGACTAAGACAGACCAACTACTTTTATACAAACAATTCTATGGTGCAGAAAAAGGTATATCTCTAGACAAAATTGATGTTGAGTATTTTATTGTTAAAAGAAAGTTATATGAGGGATTAGATTTCCCACAACGTAGAGTTCAGACATTTAGTCCTGCTAGTGGTAAACCAAGTATAAACAAAGTTATCACTAACTTAAATAACTTTATAGATGAATCATTTATTGATGGAGAATATAATACGAGACATAATTATATACAACGACCATCTAAGAAAAATTGTAAGTGGTGTGTATTTAATCAAACAGAACATTGTGACGCGGGAGTAAAATAATGCAAAAAACGATGAGAGTAAGAATGAAATTGTCAGATTTCATAGATACAGAATATGAAGATGAAATAATGGAACTAATTAATAATGTTCATAAAGATTTACAATCTTTTATTTTATTACATTTATGGTATAATGAGGGTGATAATATAAAATTAAAAGATTTTTTAATGAGATGGGAAGATAAATTACATTTTAAAACAGTAGTAAAAGAAGGAACTAATGTGACTTCAGACGAATTTATATTTTTTGATATTTTACCAAAAGGTGAAAAACAAGCAGACTGGTCTAGATTTAGTTATCGATATGAAAATAAAAAAAGTATTGTAAATGGGTTAAAAGAGTTGTATAATTGTGTAAAATTTATAACATCAGATAAACCAACAAAAAGACAAAAGAGGAATGACTACGAGGATTAAAATAG